TTTTTTAAGTATATAGGTCTTTATTTAAAAACACTTTAATCACGTTTCATAGTTTTCATTACCTTCTCAATACCTCTACTACCAAAGTAAAATATAGTCATAGTACCAAATAAGGATTGTATCACAGGTACGTAAGCTTTATCTATTGTGAAAGCTCCTAAGTTACCGTCTAGTAATACTACTGACATAAACAACACAAACATTGCTGCATAGCTTACAGGTCTAATCATTCTAGTAATAGCGTGTTCACTATCTATTTGTAAACGCTTAGTAACCTCAACCATCTCAATCATATCGTTCTCCATTTCTTGAAGTAGTATGTCTTTGTCAGGTTGGCTTAGTGTCTTATCAGCTCGTATAACGTCTCCTAAGGCGCTTAATTGTTTTATACCTGTTATACCACCTGCAGCCTCTAAAAGCTCAGGAGCGATAACCTTACCTTGTTTAACAAGCCATCTAAGTGCATTACCTACGTTAGTTCCTTCTCCACCGTTTTTCTTTAATTTAGGATTGCTCATTTTTTATGTGTTTCATTAGTAACTCTATCTCTTTGTTAATGTCCATATAGTAAGAAGCTTGTGGGCTAGGCATTGATGGCCTCATTAACTCTACGTCATTAGTGTGTAGTGTATTAAACATATCGTGTGAAAGCTCGTGAAATACTAAGTGTCTTCTTTGCTTTACCGTTAGCTTACCCCATAGCTTAGGATTGATTATAACATATACTAAATTATCATTGTCCATTCCTTTAGCTTGGCCCACTAAGTTGGTACGCATTATATCAGCATCAAATACCACTATAAAGGACTGTTTCTTAAATTCAATATTGTGATTGTCTAGAGTTAATAGATACTCTTTTACATAAGGCTGTAGCTCTTTACTGATTGAGTAAGTATATACAGGCTCAACAGGAGTTGCACAATTAACGAATAACATTGCAATAAGTAGTGTTTTTAAGATTCGCATTCTTTGAAGTATTTAATTATTTCTATATATTCTTTTTGTACGTCAAAACTAGGGCAAGCCTTAGGGCTAAATTCGTTATGGCCGTGAAGTGTACTATTAGGGTACATATCCATTAAATCCATTATAAGAGCTTCTAAGCGCCCCTTTTGGTTTTCTGTCCTTGTATCCTTAGGTTTCATTTTAGAGTCAACACCGCCTACGTATGTGATTCCTATAGAGCCTTTGTTGTATCCTCTGACGTGTGCTCCCTGTCTTTCAACAGGCCTACCTTCGTGTAAGTTTCCTTTAAGGTCTATTATATAGTGATAGCCTATATCTGACCATCCACGGTCTAAGTGCCATTGTCTTATAGTGTCTACAGATACATCTCTACCTTCAGGAGTAGCCGTACAATGTACTATTATTTTATTGATGTCTCTCATCTATTTCGTCTTCACGGTTGTAGTCTTCTAGCTCGTAAATCTCTCTTAATAACCTTTCGTTTTCTAATCTAGTTTGCTCTCTGTTTACTCTACCGTCTAGTACTGAGTTGGCTATTTTAACTATAGTCCAAACTACACCCAAAGCAGAAACCAAAAAGCTCATAGAGTTTAAGTTAACGTCCCCGCTGTGCATAAAATCCAAGACAGCCTCACGCGTGCTTAATATCCAAAGCCCATAAGTACCGTAGTCTGCAACTAACTTAATCATATTAATCAATGTATACCCTTCTTTTTGCGGGGGTAGTTAATAAATAGCTCATAGTTTTAAATCTCCCAACCTCCGAAGTTAGTATCTCGGCTAGGGCTTAATTCATCGTTAGAATTTGTTAGGTACTCAGGATATAAAGAAGGATAGTTACATAAGTGGTCTACCATTCTATTAGCGTAATGCTGTGCTGTATCTCTAGTAGCTTCTACCATCATATTAAGGTCAGACTTAGTTAATGTCTCAGCGGCCTCGCTAGTGTGTTTAAAGACACCTTTGTTATTGATACTGAATTGACTAAATGGTAAGAACTCTAGCAATGCGTACTGTGCTAATATAGGCTTAATGTGTGTAGTCATTAAAGTCTCATAGTTTCCTGTAAGTGTGTTAGCTAAGATATCTGCTTGTAGTTTCTTGTATAAGTTACCTCCTAGCAATTCGTGAACGTGAATATCTTGAGCAATCTCAATGTATTGTACTACTCTGTCAAAATCTAGGTTTCCTGATATTGGTGTATATCTTACTAGGTCGTCTCTACTAATAAATAATGCTTTCATTTTATTTCTTTTTACCTTTTGGTTTATAACTTGGGTGGTGGCCTTTGTCTGCTCTATCTATCTGAGCCTCAGCTACTCTCCTATCATTTCTGTAACGTCCACTCTTAGGGTTAAAGTGTTTCTTTTTAGCTTGTGCTATTGTACTCTTTTTAACTCCATTCATTGCACCACCTCCCCAAGGTGTACCGTCATTTTTAGCCTTCTTTATGTATATGCGTCTCTCAAATTTATGGTGGCAATTAACACCGCCTTTATGCTTCCAAATACTATAAGCTTGTTTGTTGTGTCCTAGTACTGAATTAACTCCGTCTGACTGCATTTTAATAATGTCTTCTTTTCTATATAACCTAGAGGCTGACTCCATAGCTCTACAAAACGGACGCATCTTTTTACCGTTACTACTTTTGCCGTGCTTCTTAGAGCCTTGTACGTATGCGTAACGAACTTTCACAAACTTGTTATCCTGTTTACTATCCTTTGCCCTATTGTCAGCAGGTGCAAAACTTAGGGCTACGTTTAGAGTAGCGTTTAACATAGTTTCAAAGTCTTCGTCTTCTGTTTCTCCTTCGTCTATACGTGCATCAATACACACCCAATCTTCGGGCATAACTTCGCCTACCTTATTTAGGTATAGTAAAGTCTCGGCTTGTTGCTCTTCGAACGTGCACATTAGTCTCTAGTCTTTAAGTAAGCGCTCATAGCCACCTCGATAGCTGAGCTTAAATTTTGGTCTACTTTATTGTCTTTTTCGTCTTTGTCTTCTACCTTAGCTACTTTTTTATCTTCTACTTCGTACCCCTCTTCTGTCTCTTCTTGGTTTTCCTCTGTAAACTCAATTGGTTGTGATGTAATAAAGTATAACTCAGGTACTTCTCCGTTAAGCTCTAAGACCTCTTCTAAGGCATCTAAAATTTCGTCTTGAAAGTTACGTATAACTGTAGAGTTAAATAGCTGAGAAGCTACCATAATCTCATCTGAGTTACTTGCAAGGCCATTACCTCCGTCTTTAATTCCTAAAAGCATAGGAGACGTTACTCTGTGGCCTACTAAAATTTTGTGCATTGCCTCATTTGCTAAATACTCATAGTGAGCAGGTGCGTCATTTAAAGATATATCTTCTACTGTTGCCTTGCTGTCTGCATTCTCGTTAAAAGCCACTATTACTTTTTGACCTTTAGAGCCTGTTAACTTTTGCTTAACATCACTAGAGATAGCTGAGCGCTCTGTAGCTGAAGGTACTCCGTTGTTAAAGTTTATAACCTTTGTACCACTAAAGGAGTTTTTAGCCTCATTAAGTAAGTAGTCAGATATTTCATTCTCTAGCTCACAATAAGGTAAAGCACCGCTATAACCTACAGGGCTAAAATATGAGTAACCTGAAATATAAGGCTTTAATATAAACAGCTCTACAGTTTCTTTTGAGTTACCAAATGTAGGTATCTTTTTAAGTGTATCTGTAGGCTTTTGTTCTGACCAATTAGGGTGGTAGTAATAGTTTTCTATAACTCCCTCAGCGTTCATCTTCTCAGGTCTTAAAGTGTGTATAGGAAAATGCTTAATACCTACTACTTTACGGTTGTTCCCTGCCTTAGAGTAAATTACTTGCATAGCTGCCATTCCTAGCATCTTACGTTCTAATATAATCTTCTTTAAGTCTCTGTGATTGATTAACTTTCTTAGCTCCTTAACTTGCGCGCTATCCTTCTCTAGGCCATCAATACAAATACCCTGTCCGTAGATTAAATCTGAAATAGACTTTATAGCTGCGTTATTAGTTGCACTCTGTAGGAATTGCTGTATAAGAAAATTGAAGTAGTTGTTATCTTCTCCGTAAGCTACGTAATCCTTTAGCTTATCTTCAATAGCCTTAGGCATTTCATAAGCGCTTAAATTAGTTATAGTATAATTCATTAGTCTAGTATTGTATAATTAGTTGCTGTGGTTTTTTTAATATATTGTCCTTCGTTAACAGATAGGTTATTTAGGTCTTTACTTGTTGTTTGGAATTTACCTCTGTAAGCTGTTTTATATGTTTCTATATCCTCTCCTATTATATTGTATTGGGTTTCATCTTTGAGTAGAGCTATCGTACTTGTTGGTAATTCTATTTGTTGGTAGTATTTAAAATCTAATATAACTACAGCGAATGAATCTATAATAGTGTCCGAGCCATCTTTGAATATACGGAACTCTATATTCCCACCTGTTAAATCTCCGTTGTAATTGAGATTCAATTTAAGCGTTTGGTTAGGTTGTGTTATATCAATGTAATTCATTTGTAAAGCCTTTATTTAAAAACAATATAATCTAGATAATGACACAAAAAAAAGAGCCACCCGTTAGGATAGCTCTCTTATAGTATTCAAAGTTGGTTATTAGATACCTACAGTTACTGCGAAATCTGTTGCGATTACACCTGTGTACTGCTTAGCAAAGCCCTTCTCCATTGCTGAAAATGTAAGCTCATATCCTGATTTATCCCCAAGTGAAGCCCCTGTTGAAGTGGTAGCGTTCATTTCAGAGCCAAACTCTTCTCCCATTAGCCACACAGTACCGTTGTTATCCTCAATAAGGATTTGTGGGCGTCCGTAAGCTAATAGCTTTACTTCTTTGTGAGTTGTAGCGTCCTGCTTCTTTAAAGAAACTGTAAGCGTCTGCTCAGCGAAAGTAGTTCCATTGTCTCTACTAGATGTTAATGATTGGTCAAAGGTAGATGTACCTCTTAGGTCGTATTTGAAAGCGTCAGGTGTAGTTGCTGCGATTCCTGTAACCGTTTCGTCA